GCGAACTCAATCGCCGCTGTCTGGATGTTCGCCGCGCCGATAGCCGCATTTTGGATATGCGCGTTGCCGATAGCTGCTTCCTGGATCTGAAGCTCGCCGACCGAGCCCTCCTGAAGCTGCCCGATGCCCACCGAGCCCAGGGCCAGCTTGCTGCCGGAAATGATACCGCTGGGCAGCTGCCGGGAGGAGATCAGGCTTGCACCCACGGTATCCTCCACGGTGCCCAGCGTCATCTTTTCATACTGCCGCGTCAGGCAGTTGTAGGTATAAGCGGTCATCCGCATGGACACTTCCACACCAACGCGCTTTGCGATTACCCGAACTGTATCCCCCAGGAAGATGGTCTGCAGGAAGCTGTACTGCCGGTATTCCTCGGTCTGCGTCACGTCAATGAACTCCACGGTCACTGTGACAGTGGGAAGGTCGCAACCCTTGTCGAACTCAGCCTGCGCTGCTTCTCGCATCTGCGTGTAGCAGGCAGCTTTCGTCTTCTTCTTTTTCCCCTTGGCGACCTCTTTGCAGTCAGACACCGCCAGATGAATCCACTTCGGCGCGGGATAACTGGCGATGTTTGGACTGTCGATGTAGACCTCCGGCAGGTACAGTACCTTGCCATCCTTGTCCTCGCCGGTTGGCATGATGCGCGTGACCACATCGCTCATGTCCACATCGTATTTGATGCCGGTCAGGTTCTTGCCCTGCCGGATCTGGATGTTGGTGTCGTTGCCCACGCGCTCGACGATGAACACGTCGAACCAGTCCCGTGTGAGTTCGCCGCCATACTTCTCCACAATGCCGCCATCACCAAGGATGCAATCTACAGGGTTCCTGTTCTCATAGAGCACTTCCTCAGCTGTCGCGGACAGGTCGGAATAGAAGGTGAAGTCGTGCTCGGAGAGGCATGCCGCCGAAAGCTGATCCACGACGGTCTTGCCGGTGGTGGTCTCCAACGCCTCCAGCTTCTTCACCATGTTTTCCGAAAGATCATAAAAAACGTGACGCGCATAAGCGGTCACCTTGTCGAGCTCCGGAACAACACGGTAGATGCGGAAGGGCTGGTCACGCAGCTGCCGGGCCTCGAGAACCTCCCCGGCGGCGTCCGCGTAGTCGGATGTATTCCTCACAAAAGCCAGCGACTCTGCGGGCATATACCCGCGCTTACCGTCCTGGCACACGACTTCCCAGAGTGTGCTGGTGGTTTGTTCCAGTACGATGACCAGCTTGCCCTTCTTGTACTTGCCCAGCTTTTTGTACTTGCTGCCGGTCGACGAGCGCAGCACCAGCGGATTGCGGCGGGTGTTGATCCTGTAGATGGCTTTTCCCTCGCTGTACTCCTTGTAGGACAGCGCCACCTGGGGCGTCACACCGGCGGGCACGGGAGCGCGGATGATGTTGCCCTCCACCAGTCGGTGCCATTTTCCAACGTCGTCCAGAGGATGAACGACCTCCAGTTCGTATTCGCCGTTCAGCGTTTCCTTCACCAGCGCGGAGGACGGGGAAATGGTGCCGAGACCGTTGCCGGAGAAGTCGGTACAGTCAGGTGAATATACGCAGAGCATGGACGATCACCTCCTTGTGGCGGGCAAAAGAAAAGCGCCACCGAAGTGACGCTGGGTTGATACTATCATCTCGTCAAACTGGAATTTACACTTTCACATGTGGATTTCTGTACTGCCCATGCTTTGAAGTGTTAGGGCCATATTGGATCGCATATTTCGGACAATGATGCAGACAACGAAGGCACATCAGGCATTGTTCTTTTACCCATACCGGATGTTTTTCTTTCATTTCAATCGCCCGTATTGGACATTTCTTTGCACAAAGGCCACAGCCGATGCAGGTATCTGTGGCGGTCAGGTTTTTTGTCCTGCGTTTATTCTCGTATACTTTTTCTCCTATTACAGCACCGAGCAACGGCAGTCGAAAATCCATGTGAACACCTGTCACCCGGCCTTTGATCTGCTCAATCAACTCTTCAATCTCTAAATCAGCCTTGCGATTGATTTCTGCTACTTTTTCCGGATCAGATAAGTCAAAGACAGGAGTCCAGTTATCCGGCATACGGATATCGAACATTGCATCAAAAGGACGCCCTTTCTTTTTCATGATACTGTTCGCCCTTGCAGCAGCACCGCCGGTTGTTGTGCCAAAGGTACCGACATAGAAAAGATAGGAGCAAGTCGGGCATTGAAGTCCCGTCAGGAATTCTTTGACATTTAGTGGAAGTGTCCAGTCAAACGTAGGTGTAACAATGCCAAGAGGTTCATCCGCAGCTAAACTAACTACTGGATTCGTCTCGATAGAAATAGCTTTGTCATTCGTAGCAGCTGCGATACGCTCCGCAACATGCTTGCTGTTGCCCGTGGCACTAAAATAAAGAATCATTTAATATTCCTCCACAAATCCCGATTTGATTCCTTGTTCGCAAAACCAGTATAACATAATAAGGCCATCAAAGAAAGACACTTTCCGTTACAAATACCGCCAGTTCGGAGTGATGACCACCCTGCTGACGTCCCCAGACCAGCTAATCAGGTTGTTGCCCGGCTTCAGCACAGGGAAGTCGCCTTCCATCTTCTCGTTCAGCAGCGTTTCCCCCTGATAGGCTTCCTGAATGACGCTGTTCAGCACGATGCTGTCTTCGACACCCTCAAGCTCGATGAAGGTGTCATTTACGATGAGCGTAATGTCGCCGCTGCCGTAGACGTGGATGATGGGTTCCGAGTACACGCTGCCGGGGTTTACCACCACGGCGCTGCCCGTCGTAATCGTCACCTCGGCGGGATTGCTCACATACCAGAACGGCGGGGAGCAGCGGAAATTCACCGCGAAGGAGCGATGGGGATTGCCCCGGAGAATCTTCTCAAACGGGATCTGATTGCTGACGCGAGCATGGTAGAAACCGCCCGGACGGTTAGCAAAGGTCACCGTCCCGCTGCCCTTCAGCCAACTGGCGATGCTGGGAATCAATGCCGGATCTCGGATGAAACAGGTGGCGGTCAGCGTCAGGTCATCGTACACGTCGTCGCCCTCCAGCGTGGTCAGACTTCCGGGCCTGCCGGGGATGGTCGTCTGTTTTGAGCGTTCCTGCGGTACCGTGACGGGTGGCTGCTCGGAGACGAAAATGCCGTACTCCGTGCAGCGCGTCCCGTTCCATTCAAACCAGTCGTTCATGCGGATACCTCCTATGCCATCCGCAGCCCGCGTCCGCGCTGCTGCGTCCGGGTGAGCGTTGCAATCTCCACAGCCAGATCGTGGATGTCACGGTCGCTGCGGATGTAAAAGCTATTCCCGGTCAGATTCACGCTGCTATCCTGCCGGATGGTCTGCCGGTTGTCGTTGTGGGTGTTCCCGACAACGATGCCGCCCTGAGCCTCTTCGGTGAGATACCGGGCAGCGTTGCGGATGATCTTCGCCTGTTCCTGCTGGCCTTCAAGGAAGCCTTCGCCCATGCCCTTCATGGCCATGAGGCCGACTTCCTCCCGGAAGACACCGGAAGGCGAGTGAATGTCCAGCGCAGCCTTTGCCGCAGAGATCGCGGACTGCGCAACGCGCACAGCGGCGGAGATAACCCCGGACTGTCCGGCGCTGATACCGGACGCAATGCCAGAGGATATTGCCGTGCCGATGCTCCGGGCGCTGCTGGCCGCTGTCGCCGCCTGCGCGTTCAAAGCAGCGGATAGCGCTGCCATGAGGTTAGATGCTGCCGTGGCGCTGTCACCCGCAAAGCTGTACTGCGTCATGCCCTGACCAACACCGGCAGAGACATCGTTGCCCAGAGGTACCATGCGCTGCGCCGGGGACTGGCTCTGCAGGGAACCGCGATATGCGCCTTCAAGATTGTCGGCAGCGGTACCGGTGTCACCGGAGAAGTCATACTCTCCGATTCCCCGACCCACACCGGCGCTGGCATCAGTACCAACCTGTGGCATCACACCGGCGATGGCGGTTTGCAGACTGGCGGCGAGGGTCGACGCATCGCCCTCCCAGCCATATTCCTGCATGCCCTGCGCGATGGAAGAACTCAGTTCATTGCCCACGCCGATGTACTCATCGGCAGCGCTGACCAGATCGAGGATTTCCTGCAGCTGCGCGGCATACTCCGCCGCTGTGTCCGCGTCCAGGTCTCCGCTGGACAGCGCCTGCCACAGATTGAGCGCCAGGTTGGAAACGGTCTCAAGGTCATCCTGCCGGTTGGTCAGATCGTCGATCATACCCACCAGATCGGACTGCTGGCTCCTGAACGCCTGATCCATGCCGTTCATGGCGGTGTCTACGCCGGATTCCTTCAGCGCGTCCACCTGGGCCTTGTACTCACCCAGTGCAGCGGCGGCCTCGTTGATGTCCTTAACCTCGTCATGGACACTGACGGAAAGCCACCTGATCGGCGTGTTGTCCAGCGGTGTACTTTCATAGCTCTGTTGGTTCTGCTCAATCGCTTCCTCAGAACCAACCTCCGGTGTGATGATGACGTGAAGCGTGCCGTCGGTGTCATAGGCGATTAGCGTCTCGGCGGTCAGCTTTTCAGCGGGCACGACGTTGACAGGTATCTCCTCGCCGTTATAATAGAAATGAGCGTTTTCATCACCGAGCACGTCTTCCGGGTTTTCGTATTTTTCGCCGAGCCGCAGGATGCCGTCCACCTTTATGGGATTGTTCGCCAGCACCCTGTTCAGCGCGGTCAGATCATACCCGGAAATGGACAGCTTGCACTGAGGCGCGGGAACCGTTGCGGCGCTGTCATCATACTGGGAGATGTATCCCGTCAGGGACTGTGCCAGCGCGGACTTGTCGCAGCCAGTCGCCTCCGCAAAGCTGCTGACCAGCGCCTCCACCTGGTCGGGCGTCAGCGCGGAGACGTCCACACCCTCCGCCTCCAGGTACTTCACGACCATCGCCGTAACGTCGTCCGGGGTCAGGGCCGTAGTGAGGGCTCCGCCTTCAACTTCCTGATAGGCCAGCACGAAGGCCGTGACAGCCTCCGGCGTCAGTCCCGTGGTATCGACGCTATTGTCCTCAAGATACTTGCTGACATACGCGACGATCTCATCTGGCTTCAGGGTGGACACATCCGCACCCTCGGCCAGTTCCTGATAAGCGGCGACCATCGCAGTCACGTTGTCAGGCGTCAGGCCGGACACATCCGCGCCGGTGGTGGCCTCCGCATAGGTTTCCACATAGGCGATAATGCCCTGCGGCGTCAGTGAGGTCTTGTCAGCACCCTCCGGTTTCTCGGTGAACTTATCGATGACAGCGTCCACCATGATCTGCTGCCGGGCGGCGTTTTCCTGCTCCTGTATGCCCGCGATGATGGCATCAGTGGTAATCGCGCCGGGGTTCGCGGCAAACTCGTCCCAGTTGGCCTGTGCGCCGGTCATATCCAGCTCTGTTGCAATCTTCAGGACTTCCTCGGACAGTCCCTCGCCGAACATGGACGAGAGCCCTTCGAGCGCAGTGGAATACTGACTTGTGAACTGCTGGATGGATGCCAGCTGCTCCAGAGCTGTGGACACATCGATGTCCGGGAACAGCGCCTGCACCTCATCCATGCTCATGCCGCTGGTGAGCAATTCGGAGATCTGCGTTAGCACGGAGGCATATTCCGTGAGGCTTCCCTCATCCAGCCCGGTCGCCGCTTCCTTCACCGCGTCCAGGGCGGAGGCGGCTTCATAGGAGTTCGCGCCGTAGGTTTTGACAGCGGCGTCATACGCGGTCAGCTTGGAAGCCAGATCAGCCAGAGTGTCGCCGGTCTGTTGCATACCCTCGTCATTCCACACGGGATTGACCAGCTGCGCCAGCGTCTGCGCGTACTCCCGCGCCGCCGCCAGTCTCTGCTCATTGTAGCTGGTGTTCAGGTTGGCCAGCGCCGCTTCCTTCTCCGCGCCATCCTCCATGAGCTGGATCAAGGCATATTCGCTGTCGTACTGGGCGTCGATCTCGCTGTTCAGAGTCGCCATGCCCTGGGCGGCGGCGACCATTGCGTTCTGGTACACGGAAACATCCGCGTCCTGCTGCCCACGAGCCTGGGCGCGGGCGACTTCGGCCTGTACCTTATCGAGGATGGTCTGGAAGCCCTCGGTCTCGCTGTCCGGCTGCAGCTTATATTTGATGATGATGGCTTCCCGCTGATCGATGAGCTCCTGCAGGTGTAGCTTTTCATCATCGGTGAGATAGCCGTTCTGACGCTTCTTCAGCAGGGCGGAGATTTCCCTGTCCATGCTGTCGAGACTGTCGATGTCGGCCTGGATCTGCTCACTGACACCGGTGTACCCGGCTTCCTTCGCGGAGTTCTGCAGCGCCTGAAGCTCTGTGCGTGTGGATTCCGTCAGTGACTTCCATGTATCGATCCACTCCGTGACGATTTCATTCGTCTCGCCCTTACCGTCCGTCCATACGTCGATCAGGCCGGTCATCCAGGCACGGGCGCTCTTCGCAATGTTGTCGCTCTTGAAGTCATCTTCG